TGCCGATACTGTTACGAATGGCGTATTGCCATCCTGTTTTACGAAGTCGCCTAATACGGAATCGAATATTCCGATTTCCGATGCTACTCCGCCATCGGTCGCTATCGGCGCCGAGGTGCCCAAGGGCAGTAATACGCTATCGCCTTTTTGCGGGAAGGGTAATGATGAAGTGAAATAATCGAAACGTTTATTTCTTCTTGTTAGTTTATAGGTTGATTCTGGATCTGGACCATCGCCCAGTGGTACTGGTAGAGAGTCCTGTAAGTTTTGGTCTCGGTACCACTCGTTATATATTAAATTTATCGCCCTCATTGGTAGGGCCGAGTGTGTTATTCCCTCGACTAGAGTTGGTATTCCCATGTAATCGTATATCGATTCATTTAAGTATCCACCTACCGGGGATACTATTTGAGGAATTGTGAAGTCTGTTGAATCCGCTGGATTTGTTTGTTCGCCCATGAATTTTGCCCAATTATCCCATAGCAGCCTGTTAGGAACTGCGAACCATTGAGTTTCGATAAACATATTATCCATGGTCGGGAATATTGGTGTTGATAGTCTTGCTATTGCTGCAGCTGACATCGTAAACGTGTCGCCTGGTAGTGCTTCATCCCACCAGAAGGGTATGAGGAACCCGGCATCGAAGCTGCATTTGAAACCGCTTGATCTATCGAATGAAGACCGCGGTATTTCAGCTTTTGGCACCTCAGAGAACTGGTGTGCCATTACTGTTTTTCTTGAAGTTGCTGGGGTGTGTCTCATTGCTTATTACCTTTTAGTTTTGTGATTTCGGCTTCGTATCCTTGATCGCCTTTTCTTAATTCGCCCAATTCCGGATATGTTTTTTCTTCCCCGAAGAAGTTTAATTCTTGCTGTTTTACGAATTCTAACCCATTGCCCAGGGAAATTGGATTATTTGTTAAGAATTTCGCTTTATCATCCGACCAGGAGCCGATGTTAAATAGTGTATAGTCTTCGGGATGTTTTCCGAATTGATGAGTATTATCATTGACACAGTCTGCGAATACTCGGACGGCCATGCCGTCTTCGTGGAGAAAGAATGGAGTCAGATACGCGTTGGCTTTACTGTCATAAATTGTGAAGATTTTATGATTCATATTAGTTTCCTATTTTGATTTTCTGTTTGGGCTTTTTTACAGACTTCCCTTACGATAAGTCTTTTTAGTGTATTGTCTTTTATATGTTTTTCGGCAAATTCTAGCCTTTTGATTTTAATTTGTTCAAATAGCGCGATATCTTCGCGCTCAAGCTGTATATCGTAGTATTTTGGTGTGGGTACATGGTGGTAAGCATTTTTTGATAAGACGATGACATCGTCGCTGGGGAATACATCCCCTTTGAATTGCTCATACCACTTTTTACCGATGCCAGGTTTATTGGACATCGTTGAGTACTCTTGTTGAACTGGGTAAATTTCGCCGGTAATCTCGCATACCTTTTTGTAGTGCTCATCTTTTTTATCTCCGTTGATTTTTTTGGTTATATATCTGGCTACATAGCCAGCTGAATGTAATGTTAAATCCATTACTGTTACGAATCCTTTTCCCCATATTTTTTTTAGTTTTTCGGAGATGTAAACATCACCGTTTTCTTTTTCCTCGAATAGCTCGAGATCGTTAAATTGATAGCCGAATATTACGGCATGATAATGGGGCCGGCCAAGCCGGGATTCTAGTTGTGGTTTTCCCTGATCTTCTTCGAATTCGCCGTATTCGCCGCAATGGTAAAACCTTATTTTTATAGGCTCCAATTGGTGCCTTAATTCCTTCATGAAATTTGTGAAGTGAATTTTTACGAGTGTGCCCCCCGGGGGGCAATTTCTCGTCTTTGTAGGTCAGGGTTATTACGCAATTATCCTCGTGCATTTGCGCTTCGTGCATTAGGCGTACTGACCATTGTCTGGAATAGTCTAAGCGGCAGCCTATACAGCGGCCGCATTTTATCCAGACTGATTTGTAAGCTTTGTCACTGGGTGGTGACTTTCCGAACTTTAATTGGCCCCCGCTTACAGCTTGATGGGCCTTGATCGGATGATAGCAAGTTATATGCGGTACCCGCCACGCATAATCCGGCCTGAGGCCATATTTTTCTTATGCGTTTTACTTGCCGTACGGCTAAATAGCCGTTTTGATTTTCGCTTACTGATTTTTCTTCGGAATGCCATTGGATTTCCTCAGGTTTTTGGTTGGTTGACGTATTCTACGTCACCCTGTACATATACGTCTAGTAGAGATATGTACGTATTCCCAATTTGGGACCCTTTTTTTGACCCCCCATACCCCCCTATTTTTGATGATTATTTTTTTTCTTTTGTTGTAGTTGATCATAGGGGGGTTGATTAGATTTTTTATGTTTAGTAAGTAGAATTTTACTTCTAAACGTGCCTTGCCGGTCCTGTCCGGCTTAGGCACTTTCGCTCCCGCTTTTCGGCGCTCCTGGCGCCTCAGGTTTGGCATCAGCTTCGCTGATTATCGCTTCGCTCTTTTCTGCAGGTATTATGGGCTCGACTTTTTCGTTTAATTCGTTTTTCGTCGCTAGCCCTAGTTCCTGCATTTCTTTTTTATTATCCTCGTTTTGAACAAAATCGAGGAATTTTGCGGGATCGTTTTCGAACTTCGTTCTGATTGAGGAAGGGAGTTCTTCGAACATGTTCCTTCCTTTTGCGACGATTTGCATCGACGCTGTGAAGTCATCGCTAGTGGCATAGCCATAGCTGCCTTCGTGTTTATTTACGTGGTCCATAGCCCCCGTTTTTTGATACTTTCTAAGTATGTTGTTTATATCGCATTCCTTTGTAAAGGATTGCTTAGTTAGTGATACGCCAGTAGAGACAATGTCTCCCAGGCGTTGTTTTTTGCTGTATGCCGATCTTACGATATGTTTCATCTATTTTTCCTTTTTTTCCGATCCGAAACGGATCGATTTAATTGGCCCCCGTTGAACGGGAGCAAGATTGTAATCCTTCGGATGTTTATTATGTGATTTTTGAAAGATGTATTCGTCATAAGCTCTTTGTAGGCTCCGAGCTGATGATACGGAGCCTGATTTTATTTGTTGATATAGCCATTCTATATCGTCCATTACGGACCCTTTAGCGCCTATTACTTCAGTTTCCACTTCCGTTTTTCCTGTTTGCGCTTTTATGTTTTCTATTTGGGCGCCCATTAAGGCGCCCGCTATGGCAGTTCTACCCATTGAAGGTATCTGGGCCATGGCTCCTGAGCCAGAGGCCCCGCCGGGACTCGAAGCCCCGCGGCCCCCCATTCCCGATAATATCGGGTTTAGACCTGCAGCTGACAGGTCTGCTATTTCGCGCTGATGCGCGGTTGAGGACATTCTTTCTTGGAAGTCCCTATCTGCTTGAGTTTGTGATGCGGTGAACCTATTGGCTGACCTGGCAGCCCGCCGTGATTGTTTAGCGGCGAATAAATCGCCCGCTAGACCGAACGCAGACCCTACCAGGCCTCCCTTAAAGTCGTCGAATAGTCCCATTAGAAATGGTCGATCATGCCTGGTACGCCGTATAACGGCATTGGTCTAGCACAACGTAACTTAAAGTATACGTCTAGGATGAAGTGTGGTTCGGTTGGGACCGCTATTATGCGGTCTATTGGTGGTGTGTCCTGTATGAATAGATCGCCCAGTGTAGGCAAGCTGAGGAAGTTCTGGGATAGGTGCCAGGCGTCAAGTGTCGCTGGATCGTTGCTTCTCAGTTTTCCAGCAATTCTGCTGGGGGCGTATCTGTATTCGCCGTAGCGTTCTTGGAAACCCCACGTAGCCTCGTCGGCTACTGGGTCCCCAACGCCTTGAGCGAATATTTCTTTATTTTTAACTGCTTGTTCGCCGATATGTGATAGTGCGGGCCAGTAGAAGTCGAATCTTGTTAGTCTCGACCAGGCCCGGTTCAGCCCTTGCTGATAAGTAAGATCGGCGCGAACGCTGATGAATGCTACCAGCGTGCAGTGTTCGGTGAAGGATTTAGTAAATCCATGTCCGGTGAATTGTCCGACGCCTACACCCGCAAGATTACCTTGCGGGGTTAGCGCGGTTTGAACGTCCGTAGCCGTAAACCCTGTTTGGGCAATTGGTGTTATGTTTACAGGTGATGATCCTCCGCCAAGGTATTCTGGCCTCGTGGCCCGGAGGTCGGGTGATGTAACTCCGAAATGTGCCTTTGTGATCTCAATTAGGCGAGTTCCTCCCCTGGCATCGCGCTCAAGTAGACGCTGAACTTGAAAGCTTTGCCTAAGTTCATTAATTGTTGCTGCTGTCGCATTGGTCAGATCGGCGTATAAACTGAGCCCTTCGGTTTGTGTTGTTGCCGATACTGTTACGAATGGCGTATTGCCATCCTGTTTTACGAAGTCGCCTAATACGGAATCGAATATTCCGATTTCCGATGCTACTCCGCCATCGGTCGCTATCGGCGCCGAGGTGCCCAAGGGCAGTAATACGCTATCGCC